CGGCCAGAAGAATTCGACCGGCGGCGACTGCGACATGTCGGTCGCGAACATCTGCGGGTAGTCGGTAAAGCCGGGCGTCTGCGGCAGGTTGAGGTATTCCTCGTAGTCGATCGGCTTCATCCGGTAGGGCACGCCGGAGATGGTGAAGAATTCATCGTCGTTGCGCGGCGTGCGCAGGTAGTCGGATGGCAGGGTATAGGGACCAGCGCCGTTGCCGGTCGCCGAGTTGAAGGAGAACGAGAACAGCGCGCGCGCGAGGGTGAAATCGTAGGTCTGCGCGAGATCGGCTAGAATGACATTGAGCAGGGTGCCGCCCTGCGAGGTGAAATTCGGGCACTTCGCTATCTGGCAGGAGATGGCAACGATCTGTGCGGCATTGTACACTTCATGCTCCCGCCCCGTTCAGCATGGCCCGGCATTCGCCCGATTCCTTTTCTAAATCGTTCAGCTCCATGTTGTGGCGGTCGACCGTGCTCTGGAAGTTGCGTTTCTCGCTTTCCTCGGTCTGGCTGAGCTTGAACGGCGTGCGCCGGTTGGGATCCCATCGCGCCTTTGCCTGCTCGTCCACCCGCGCGGCCTGCCTTACCGCCTCGTCGCGAATTAGCGAGCCGCGCTTGATTTCCTTTTCCAGCAAGGGGAGCCGGTAGCGCGCCTGCATGCGATCCAGGCAATAGGCAATCTTGTCGAGCGTCGCATTGATCTGCTCCACGGACGCGTCGACCGGGACGTGGGTTTGCGCCGTCAGAATACGACGCTCGTCGAGCTGTGCCTGGAACGACCAGCCGATGGCAATGGCGCTCGGTTCGGCATTCACGGTGCGGCCGCTCATCAGCGCCGCCCCATGATGCTGTTGGCGGTCATGTTCTCCATGCCGCCCTTGAGGCGCAATTCGAGCGGCCGCCGGTAGAGGTCGCGATTGGCCCCGCCGATTTCCTGCTCGTGCTGCCAACCGCGGGCGATGATCTCGCGCATGGTGGCACCGACCGACCGGGTCACCTCGTAGGTGGTCCCGTGGAAGTACCGCACGCCGTCGAGCATGATGTATTCGGAATGCCCGGCGAGGTCGAGCATGATGTATTCCAGTTGTTCATCCGGCTTGTCGGCAAGTTCCTCCTGCCGCATGGCCTCCTTGAGAAAGTCGTCTTCGGCCGCTTCCAGCCGCTTGTCCGAAACCATCTTGCGCGCTTTTTCGCGCAGCAATTTCTTCTGATCGTCCGAGATCAGGTCGGCGTTCAGCGTGACGATCTTCGGCTCGTCGGATTCGTCCTTCTTGGGCCAGCGGGGCATGCAGTCTCCTTCTTCAGGTATGGATGAAATCGGCGCTCGATGCCGCATTGGCGGAGAGCAGAACGGGCCAGCCCGAGGTCGATCCAACGGCCACGAAGTCGCCGGGAAAGACCTTCAGCACGCCGCGGTTCGGGATGTAGAGCAGGCCGTTGGCCGCGAACGCGCCGGGATAGACCGGCGCCCCGTTGATCGCATCGTTCTTGATGGCGAGCTGCAGCAGCGCCAGGTCCGACGCCGCCATGGTCTGCGTGAACAGCAGCGCCGCCCACGTATTGGTCGCGGCGGTGCCCATCGTCAGGGTCGTCATCAGCCCTGTCCCTGCAGGAAGTTGTTGATGCGGGTCAACTGGGTGCCGATCTGCGACGACATGTCGGTCACCATGGAATTGAGCAGCGTGGTCACATCGCTTGAGACCAGCGCCCCGTTGACCGGCGTGGTGCCGGCACCGGCGGAGATCTGGCCGCCCTGTGTATTGACGAATTCGATGGTCTGGGCAAAGCCGGCCCCGCCCACCGGCCCCTGGAGGGGCGAGAGAAAGGCCGCCATCTGGCCCGTGCCGGAGGGCAGAACATCCAGCCAGACGGCGTAGCGCATACGAAAGGCCATGGTGTTCTCCTTAGCCGAAGGTTGTCGAGAACGCTGAAGTGGATTCGATCCGCATGAAGAACTGCTGATTCTCGAGGATCGTCCCGTAAAATGCCTTCCAGCCGACAATGCGCAGCTGGTTGAGCGGATCGCCCTTGTCGGCCTTGTTCAGGTAGGTGTACTGCACGTTGCGCAGCATGACCTGACCGTAGGCGCCGCGGCCGAAGATGAAGGACGGGAAGACCGTGATGCTGCCAGTCGAGGACGGCGCGGCCGGCGGGATCTGCGAGGCGCCGATCGCCGTGATGATGACGGTCTGGCCACCGGCCAACTGGGTTGCCTGGCCGGCGAGCGGCCCGGTGGTCGGCCCTGCCGAGCAGACCCCGAGATTGACCGGGGCCGCGCCGGCGCCGACCCCGACATAGACGCTCCAGGTGAAGCCCGACGGCGTGGATGGAATGATGACCGAGATCGATCCGTTCGGTCCCACAACCGAGATGTTGTTGGACAGCGCGTGAATCCGGCTCTCGTACTGGTTCTGCGTATCGGACGCCGTGAGCTGGATCGTCATGGTGTTGGTGGCGAGATTCCCGGCCGATCCGGCAGTGCCCTGAACAGCGGTGACGCCGGTGAAGGTCGGGACCAGATTCGAGAAGCAGAACCGGATGCCGTTCCACTCGCCGAGCTCGAAATTGTACAGGCGGTTGATGTCCGAATAGGACCACGCCGTCTGGATGGTCTGATTCTGCCGCAGATCCGCCGCCACCAGGGGATGGATGACCGCGGTATAGTGCGGCATGTTGCGCGGATTGTTGGAGGCCTTGGCGCCGCCGGCGTCCGCCTCCAGGCGGGTATCGGTCATCTCGTCGCCCATGTAGCGCGGGGCGCCGAGGGTATGCATGATCGCATAGGCGCGATTGAGCTCGGTGATGTTCAGCACGTCGCCGGCCACCAGCGAGCCGCGCGAGCCGCGTGAATTCACGAAGTTTACCTGTGCGCCTCCCATCAGATTCACGAACGTATTACGCTCGAATGTCTCTGCGACCTGCAGGCCGAGCAATTCGATCGCCTTCTTGAACAGGGGATGCTTGATGGTGATTTCGGCGACGTCGGTGATGGTGATCTTGTCGCCCCATTGCTGGGCGGTTGCCGTGACCTGCTGGATGGTCATGGTTTGCCCTGTGGGCGCGACACCTTCCGACAGCGGCGCAAACGGCAGCGGAACACGGTTGTAGCGCGTGGCGGTATAAGAGGTGCCGCGCCCTTCGGGTAAGGTCAACGGGTCGCCGAACTGGTAGACGACGAGCTGGCGCCGGGCGAGGGGCAGGGTCTTGTCGGCAATATAGGCTTCGATGTCTGCGGTGAAGGCAGCGGCCGAATTCGTCGCCATGGCGTCAAGCTCCAATTATGCCGGGCAACGAACGCACCGGCGTTTAGATCAGCATTCCATCCAGCCGGTCTTCGAGCGACTTGCCGCCGCTGGACCTGCCCCCGGAGATATCGCCGCGGGAATTCCCGGATCGCGCTTGGGCGCTTCGCACGTGCTTCTGGGCTGTGATTGTGCGCTTGTCCCGGGTTTTCGATTCCTTGTCGTACAGCGCCCGTCCCATCACATAGAACAGCACGGCCTGGCGCGGCACGTTCCCGCCTTCGCTGCGGATCTTGACGAGCTCGCGCTCGACTTCGTCGGAAAAGCGGCGGGCGAGCGGATTGACGCGGCATTCGGCATCGAACGTCGAGCGGTCCATCCGGTCCTGATTGTGGAAATTGCTGACGGCGGCCTCGTTCTGGAAGCGGTTGATGGCCTTGTTGACGCGATAATCGGCCCGTTCCTCGGGCGTCATCATCTCAAGGCGGGCGCGTTCCTGCTCGGGGGTCTCCGCCGGCTGCGGGGGATGTACGCGCATTTCGAATTCGCGCGCTCGTCGTTCGGCATCGTCGGCGCGGCGTTCGGCCTCGCGCGCCCGGCGCTCGCTGTCCTGCGCGCGCGAGCGCAGCGCGCTGAACTTGGTGCTGGCCGGCTTGCGGGCAGGTGCGGCCGCAGCCGCAGGCGGGGTATCGGATTTAGGCTCGTCGGCCTCTTCTTCGCTGTCGTCCGGATTCTCGTCGGCCTCGTCGGCTTCATCGCCCTCGCCGACCGGATCGTCGAGCACGAGGTCGTCCTCATCGCCGCCCGTACCTTCCGAGTTGGGCGCGAACACAGGCAGGTATCGGCTTAGAAACGAGGTCATTCATCGCTCCTCGGGTGAATGGGTTGACGCCCATCATGCGGCAGCCGGTAGCGCCGGCCAGGCGTTGAGCCCCTTACGGAGGCCAATCGCGCAACAATATTTCAAACCATAATCACATCACGCAACATTATGTCAACTGGTCGCCCGGCATGCCTTGCGCCACAGGTCGCGATAGAGGCGCTCCAGGTGGGCGACATAGAGGGCGGCATTCCCGAGCACGGTCGATTGCATGCGCTCGCGCATGCCAAGGCGGATGCCGTTGAGCCGCTTGCGATCGTGGAGGGCGTTGCGCACTGCACCAATATAGGATGCGGCGCCGTTGGCGACGAATTCCGACAGGCCGAGCGTGGTCATGACCGATGCGCCGACCCGCGAGGACGGCCGGTCGCCCGGCATGGTGACGATCGGTATCCCCATCCATAGGGCCTCCAGGGTGGAGACGCCGCCGTTGGTCGGCCATGGATCGAGGCCGATGTCTATTCTGTGGTGGTCCGCCAGGTGATCGAAGTGCCCGGTGGTGACCAGGGTTTCCAGGCGCTCGGCGGGAATGCCGAGCAATTCTATCGCCTTCTCCCGCCGTTCCGAGGACACGAACGTCTTGTCCTTGATGACCAGGCGCGAATTCGGGATTTCCGCCATGACTTCCCGCCACAGAGCGGCCACCTCGGCGGTCACCTTACTCCACCGTCCGAGGTAGCCAAGGGTCACGTGGGATGTCGTCAGGGCAGGCAACTGGTTGACATCAGGGCCGAGCGGCGCCCGGTAGTGGAACACGCACGGCAGGTGCGGGTGTTCCCCATCCGGATCGAGCACGTCATCCATGACGGTGACCGGGATTGACGGAATGCCGGGCGCATTGAGGTAGCCCCAGGCATGGAGCTGGACCGGCGCCGGATGGAGGGTGAACATGGTCAGCCGGTTGGCGGCGGTATAGCCCGACATGTCGACCAGGATGTCGATCTGGTCGTCGCGGACGTACTTTGCCACCTCATGATCTGATTTGCCGACGATCCGGCGCCAGTGGTCGACCGAACACTGGAACTTGTCGGTTGCATCGTCCTCGCGCACCGTCGAGGAATAGCAGAACACCTCGAATTTCTTGCGATCGTGGCCGAAC